ATTCATTCCTATAATTAACTTCGGCAAGAAGGCCCGCCTTATTTTCCGGACATATATATACTGGAGGCCCCTCCTACGGGCCATGCCCGTGCAAATTGGGGAGCCTATGAACAAAATGGAGAGAGAAAGATGAGACAAAAATTGATAACATTGTGTCCCAATTCATGGGAGATAGCAAGCAAGAAACCGAACTTTTCTAAGTGGGTTCGAGAACGCTTAATGAAAGAAGATTTCATAGCCGAAGAAAGACTTTTTCTTGAATCACAAATAGAGATGTGGAAAGAATCCGCCAAGAAAATGAGCAACAAATATCACGCACTCAAGATGGAGATAGAAGCATGAAGCGCATGCTAGATTTATGCTCCGGCCTGGGTGGCGCAAGTGAGGCATTTGTGCAAGCGGGTTGGGAAGTATTGCGTATTGACAACAATCCTTTGATGTCTGGCGTTCCTCATACAACAATAAGGGACATCTTTGACTTCGAGGAATGGATTGAAAATAATCTCCTCGCTATGGATTATCATGTAACTCCCGATTTGATTTGGTTCTCGCCACCCTGCCTCGAATTCTCTTTGGCTTATTCTTCGCCACGTTCAATTGCTGAACGTGGCGGAAAGGAATGGAATCCCTGCCTCGAACTCCTCGAATGCGGATTGAGAATAATTGATATGTTGAAGCCTAAGTATTTTGTAATTGAAAATGTGAAAGGGGCAATTAAATATTTCAAGCCATTATTAGGTGAACCAAATCAAATCAATCAGTCCTATGTTTTGTGGGGAATATTTCCGGGATTCGTTCCGCCAGCATTCCCTACCAAACATGAGAAGGATAAGAGGCATTCACCGATTCGGGCAAACATAAGAGCAAAAGTCCCAATCGAGATTTCAGAGTCTTTACTGAAAGCAGTTGAATGGCAGAAGTCTATTCTTGACTATTCCTAACTTGTTGCTTCACGGTATTCCTGCCATGCCTCAGCCGTTTTGTAACTAGCCCAAGCAAAGCCCACTATATCCATTATTGGAATGGGTCCATCAATCATAGCAATGAGGGCCCCTTGCATTCCGGCCTTACCTGTCTTTGCCATAGCGATAGTAAAGAGTGCCTCATCACTCATTCCACCCTCGCTTAACTGAAACTCAGGCGGCTCGCTTGTCCAACTTCCGTCACTAAATCCAGTGTTTTCTAATTGCCAACCGCTAGACTGCTCCCAGCCCGGGATGTAAAAGATAGCTGGGGTTTGCTGGGTAAGGACTTCTTCCCAAAGTCGATTGTAATACATAGAGATCACACTTCACTTGGTGCGTCCCAATTTGAATTGTTATAGGCATTTGCCGCTTCTACTAAGTATTCACCTTCAGAGAGGTTCTCTTCCCTACATAGCACCTTAATGCAGATAGTACTGAACTTGCGTGCTGTATTACCTTGATGTGCCACTAGCGGATTGTATTGCGACAAGCCAGTCATGTTTTGAGTCTCGTGGAGGATAACGCGGTAACAATGTAGTTGTGGGCCAAGTATGGACCTCATCTCCCCCCAGGAGTTAACTTCGGCTACTGACATATCTTGACAGAGTAATGGATAGAAAAGGTCTGCAGGGAGGATAGGTGGTCCTGCCTCTCCCGCATAAGCGAAGCCATTCCATGCGTTTGTACTGTTAGCGATTCCATTAACATATTTGGTTGACTGAGCAAAGACTGTATTGCTCCCGTCAGGAATTACTGTTAATACTAAAGTTGGAGCAACAATCCCATATTGTGCTGAAGCATCTAATCCCAAGTCCCTAAAGGAATCTAAATCAATGTCACCATCTCTAATCTGTTGATTTGGTAATTGGTTAGAAAAGATGTATAGCAACTCGACAGGGCGAGTTGATGGCATGAAGTTAGCATCATGTCCCTGAGGACCGTTGTAATTCCGTTGAACATTAACGGCAACAGGTTGAAAGGTTCTTGAGTCGACTGTTAATTCGCTTAAGTCAAGTTGATGATAGAAGATTGCCTTTCCCCTTCCGTCTTCATACAATAATTCCCCATTGTCACCGAGGGTAGTCCACTCACAAGTGGTCGGTAAGATGGCTTCAGGATTCCGAACAATGGCTAACTCAAGAGGGCTAAACTCTACATCAAAGATACGGTCAACCATATCAAACACCTTTCTTCTTCCACTTGATAGGTTTGAGCCCTGCCGCCTTCCTTCCACGGTTGATGGCGAGTTGAGTCTTACGAGTCATTGGCTTTCGCTTCCTGCTAGGAGATTTTTTCCCAGCTATTTGACTGGTCCCAGCCCGGGATTTTTTCTTTGGTGATGAAGGCGCACGGCCTTCCTTAACAGACCCGTCATGGATGTGAACATGTATTTCCATGATATCCGCCTCAAACAGCGACCTGGCCGGTCTGAGTCAAGACGAGAGCCATGTATTCTTTTGCGGTAGGGCGAATGATTTTTCCTCGAATGGTAAGAGTATGGTCTAATGTGTTGACAATCGAAGACCAGTTACGGCACCAAATGGACCTCGAGACAATGAGACTCTCTCCGAATTCAGCATCAGCAGACATAGAATATGTTGTGTTGATGGCTTTCGAGGTGTTATCATATCCGATTCTTGCTACACCCAATGAAGTACGGTTATTCATTGAGAAGAAGGAAGCACCATTGGTGTCCATCAGTTGAAAGATGCACTCGTTAGTGGCAGGGAAGGTTTCGTTAGGGTCTAACATAATCGACCATTCTTGAAGCAAAAATACCTCGTTATCAGCAATGTCGATGTAATCGGTTAGATCTAGTGCCTGATTGTCTTCAACATTAGTGGCGACAACCTTAGCGGTTAATTCAAAGGTCTTGGTCTTAGCAGATGCCATAAACCACCCAGGGAGAAGGCGACCTATCAATGTCGTGCATATACAAACGGATTAATCTCCTCTACTCCAGGCTGGAATAGAGTGGTCCTCCTCCATCTAGTTAACTATCACCACCACCCCCACCGTCATTCATTCCTATAATTAACTTCGGCAAGAAGGCCCGCCTTATTTTCCGGACATATATATACTGGAGGCCCCTCCTACGGGCCATGCCCGTGCAAATTGGGGAGCCTATGAACAAAATGGAGAGAGAAAGATGAGACAAAAATTG